TGAATCAGTATTAGATAGTATTCTGTCTACTTGAGCCTTTGTTTGAGCCTCTAATATAGAATGTTCTTGTTGTGCTTTTAAACGCTTTAATTCAGCTCTATTCTTTAAAGCATCTTTACCTATACCTAAAAGGTCTCCTATTATCTTAAATATATTCATATTATTCCCATCTTATTTGTAATTGTCCAAAGAACAAAAATATATTAACTTCTGAGTATTGGAACTGTTCATCAGGTTTGTGATATTGCCATCCAATAATCATTGCATCTGGCACTAATAAAATTAAGTTTATTTCCATAATTTACTCTCGTTTAAAATACGTGGGTAATTACTACCCTTGTTATAAAATTAAATTATACCCGATATGATATAATATTACCCAATTACCTAAAAATTATACCCGATATGATATAAACTAAATGAACAAACCAAGTACATAATATTAATACTCTTGGATATTTTACACAGTCTGTTCTTATGATTGCTCCCATAATAAACATAACTGAATGAAATAATCCTTTTAATATGTCCAAATTACATTTTGTGATTTATCTAAATCTAAATCTACGTGAATAAAAGTATCAGCTATTCCTATACGGCTAAATCCAACTGCAAATAAAGCATCTAATATTAAAAAACGTGTTCTGCTATCTTTTGCACTTATATCTACTGCTAAACCTTTAATATGACTTGATGAAGGGTTTTTAATTGATAACGGATGTTCTGGACCTCTGTAAGCAGAATTAATAATAAAAGGTATATTAGCGTATTCTCTTGCCTCATCTAATTTAGCAAGAAAATCTACATTCATATTCTCCTCTATATTCTTAAAGTATTTACTCATTCTTTTTTGATAGTTTAAAAATCTTTAAAACAGTATAAACAATAGTAACTGTTAGTAAAGTTAATTTTAACCACATCTCAACATCTGTAAAACTTACTGAAAACGCAGCAAAGTTTATAAATCCCATTTTCAAATCATTCATATCCATAGCAGTAGATTATTAGAATTTCAAGTCTTGATATTTAAGACCTAAAAATCCGTGTATTCCTTCATTGTTAATATCAACTTCGTAAGATTTCCAACCATAAGGATGGTCTATTTCTTCATCTTCATCAGCTTCTAAATCTCTCCAAAGAACATCTACTAAATAACCTTCTCCGAATACTGTTTCAGATATTACTTCTTCTTCATCATATACTGCTTCTTCTAAAACCTCATAACCAAGTTTTGTAACAGTATGTTTATGTGTTGGATAGTTGTTACCATTTTCATCTTGTGCTATTCCTAAACCTTCTATTTTAGATTCAGCTTGTTCTTTTGAATTGAATCTATATTTACCTATATTTAATCCCATAATTTATATTGTTGTTAATGTTATTAGTTCAGCATCAGTCAATGCAGTATTATAAACTCTTAAATCTTTTATGTATTTACTTGAATCTCCAGAACTATGATATATATATTGAAAATCAGTACTTGAAATTGTACTTGTAGTTTCTTCAACACCATTTACATAAATAGAAAGGTTTAAGCTATCCCATTTAACTGCTACTTTATAATTTACTCCACTTGGTAAACTTACTAATTCAGTAAATGAACTATCTCTTTTACCTATCCTAAAAGCACCAGTTTCGCTCATTGATATTTCAATAGATTGTGGACTTGGAAAACTATTATCACTACCTAAAACTAAACCACCAGTAGATGTTACTCTTTCGGTAGAATAATCAAATTTAATTTCTGTATAATAAACTCCTTGTGTTGAATTTATGTAATTTGATAAATCTCCAGAATCTAACTCTAAATCTGCACCTCTTGATGCTGTTCCACTTGTTGTTGGAATATATGAAGTTGCATATGGTTTTTCTTCAACTTGTCCAAAAGCAACATCTACTTCATCTCCTTCATTATTTAATACAATCCCTAATCTAACTGCCGTAAAAGTAGCAGCTAAAGTATATTGTGCTTCAAATCTTTGCCATTCATTTGTGATTGTGATTGCATTGTTACTTGTTGCAGAACCAACTCTTAAAAAACAACTTGTTACACTTGAACTCTTGATATATATAGAACCAGTAAAAACTCTATCATTTGATGGGTCTGCTGATACTGTTACTAATTGTTGAAACGCTTTATTAGTTCCATCTAATGCTGTTAATCTTGCACCATTTAAAGTACCATCTGGAGAAAGAACAGAATTAGCTGATTTACTTACATCAAATACACTCCAATCAGATTGACTAAAATCTTGACTATAAAGTGCTAAATTAACACTTGCAGGTTCTAATAATAGACTTGGACAACTCCCATCAGAATAATCCAATCTGGGTACATCTGTTGCTACTTGTTCTATTAAACCATCTTTATTTACCCTTGTACCTGCATTATTTCTATCAAAGGTAAAATCTCCATCTCCATTTGTAGGAAGTACAGAATAAACCTTTTGAGCCTTATAACCACTTGGTATCATTGTTAAAGTTGGTATTGCCATATTTTATTTATATTGTTGTTAAACAAGTTAGTTCTGCATCTGTTAATGCTTCTTCGAATACTGATACGCATTTGACGTTTCCGATAAATTTATTACCAACATCACCACCCGATGTAAAATTAAGTTCGTTTAAAGTTGGAACCGCTCCAGTTATATTAGAATGTTCTTCAACACCGTTAATCCAAATAGCGTAATCATCTTGCTTGTATTTTATAGCTACTTTATTAAAAGCAGTAATATCGCTTAATGTAGAATTTCTAAAAAGAACAGTACTACCCCCTGATGTTACTTGAACTGAAATAGTATTTTCAACACTGTTTAACGTAAACCTAATTCTTTCATCAACCCCTCCATTAGATAAGCTAATAGATTCAAAATTATTTATTGAAGTTAAAGCTGCAACTTCTAAATATAAAACTCCTTCTGTTGAACTTATTAAATCACTACTTCCTGCATTTGTTGCTGAATCTGCACTTCGTGTTACTGCACTTCCAGTTGTTGGAATATATGAAGTTGCGTAGCTTCCGACTTCTATTTGCGCTCCCCAAATATGAACGCTTTTATCAATAGCATTATTTAAGAAAAATCCGTAATTAACATTTCCAGTAGCAGTAGCAGTAAATTTAACACTACATCTATACCAACCGTTTCCGTAATTTTCTATTTTTGGTTCAGTAAAAGTTCCAAAGTTACTTATAACAGTTCCGTTTTCTATATTAAAGTAAGCGTTACCACTTTGTGTAAAATTTACTATTACAAATTCATTAATGTCTATAAATTTAGTAAAAACTGATATTGTATAAACATCTCCAGATGTTACTGAAATACCATCAAATATATAACTTGATGAACCGCTTACTCCTACAAGTTTATCAGCATCTAATAAACCACTTGGAGAAATTGCATCATTTGGTGTTATTGATGCCCTTGTTTTATTCCAAATACCATTGTCAAATTCCTCACTATAAATTTGTAGATTACTCCTACTCGGTTCTAATAACCAACTGCCACAACCACCTTCATAATTTATTCTTGGTAAATCAACTCCTACGCTTTCAATATTACCACTTGCATTTACTCTTGTACCTGGATTGTTTCTTGTAAATGTAAAATCAGCATAAGGACTTTCACTTGGCTTAACACTATGTAAAACTCCATCACTATATGCAGTTGGTGTCGTTATTATACTCGCTTTTTCTAATAAATTACTCATTATTCACAGTTTTCTAAATCAGTTAATATTGCAAGTGAAGAAGTTGCATTCTCATAATACGTTGCTCTTGCCTCTAATAAACCTAAAAGTCTTGACCCTTCACTCGGAAAAGCATATTCATAATAAATATTTCCCCAACCAGTTGCAGTTGGATTTCCCCACCAAGAACTGTTATATATTTCGTTTGCCATTTTTCTCTTTTTTAATCTCTTTACTAAAACTATTATAAAAAGTATTTAGCTTTATTATGTTAACTGTTTTTGTCTTATATGTCTTTTTTTTTCTATCCATTATAAAACAAAACTTGAAAAATCATTAGCATCTTTATCAGGGTACATATCTCCATTACTATTGTTATTGTACTCAGGATATTTATTACTATTAAAACAGATATAATCTAAAAACCTCTTAGTATAAAATTCTGCTCTATCATTTATCTTACTCATCATTCTATCTACATCACTATAATTAACAGAGTCAGAGTCTTCCCCTCTATGCTTCGATATACCTCCATTATCGATTTTAAACATAGAGAAAGGAAAGTACTCTGCTTGAGTAAACCATATTAACATTGGCTTAATATAAACGTCTCTAAGGCTCTTGTAATCACTATTAGCAGGTAAGTCTATATCTCCCGATATTATCAAAGCTTGTAACTTATCATATAAATTACCACCTAAATAATTTTGGATATGTATATCCTGTGCTACCTCAATAAAGTGAATTAGCTTGTCAGCATCAGTACTACCACTAATTATTGACTTAGCCTTTAAATCTTGTATTGTTATGAATAATGCTTTCATATACCTAAAGTCTTTTTTATTTTATTTAAAGTACTTCGATAAGCACCTTTATCTGCTCTATCTATCATTCTTTCTCCCATCTCACTTGGATTGTTAGGTTCTTTTAAACCATCTCCATAAGCGTTAGCTGAATCAACTTGCTTACCATCTTTCTTCTTGTAAACTCTTAACTCCCAATAGTGATGGCAGTTCTTTCCTCCCTTATATTTTAGCAAACTATAGTTTCTGCCTTTATGGCCTAACTCCTTGTTTACACCTCTAAAAGACATCATATTAATATCTTCCTTTCTAAATACTACTTTTCTACCTGTTAGTAACTCCATTCTCTTACAGAAATCTCTACTGTTCGGAGACTTTCTTTCTGGCATATAAGCATATCTTATTTTATACACACCATCATCTTCTGATGATGCTTTATCAGAATACTTGATTTCAGCCATTTTAACGGACTCATTTTCGTCTTGGTATATCTCACTATGGATTACCTCCCAATCATCGCTTAAAACCTCTCCTAAGGCCTCTAATTGATTAATCATATCATCTCCTTCGTCTTCAGAAAAGTCTTTATTGTCTTCAGCAGATAATTTTTCTCCTGTTTCCTCTTCTTTTCTAATCTTAGTAGATACGTTATCTAACTCTGTAAATTCGATTGGTTGTAATGTTACGAAGTATAAATCTTGATATACTTTGTTAAATTCAAGTATCTCTGTTAATCCGTATATGATACCATCTTGAAATGGTCTGATAATAACGTTATCCATTAATACAGATGCAGTTCTTAACTCTTCTGCATTGTTACCGAATCCTGTATTGTCTTTAATACCTAAAAGTATTGGAGATACAATTCCGTGTCCTAACATTATCTTCTCTCTTGCCTCATCAGATAAGAATTGGTATTGAGCGTGAGCATCTGGTAAATGTATAGCCTCTATATCAGCTTTAGTTTCTGCTGATTCGTTAAAAGCAATAATAGCTTTACCACTATTAGAACTACCACTAAACTTCTGATTAATTTTACTCTCTATTGCTTGTTGAGTCTCAGAATTTGGTATTCCATTATTAAAGTTTACAAATAAACTCGGTTGTAAGCCATTTTCTATATTCGATAAATGATAGTTCGATACCTCTGCTTCTAACTCGCTATATTGTAAAGATGCTTGATAATCTACTGTAGAGTAGTAATAGAAACCACTTCTATAAGGTTTAAATACATAAAGCTCGTTTACTTGAGATTTACTACCATTACCAAATGTAGGTATTCTTTTAGGATTATCTGAGTTCTTACAGTCTTTCCAAGAAGGATGATAGTAATAAGCCTTTATAACACCCTTAGTAGCTTTCTCTGCTCTAAGAGTCTCCATAGGAAAGTGAGATACTTTTAGTATTTTTGTTTTAGCTTTATTGTATGTTAGTTGCATAACACCTTGTCCTAACAATTTATAGTCATTAACAAGTCTTTTAACCTCTCTTGGTCTAAGCAACTTTTTCATTCTAACATAATCTTCAGGAAATAAGTCTGAATTAGTAGACTCTAAACCTCTACCATAAATCATATCAACAATACCATTAATACATCTACCATTGGTAGGACTATCAAGATACCTATCTATAAGATTATCAAAATAATCATTATCATCCCCAAATGCAACCCACTCTTTATTGTGAACCTCTTTGATTGTAGGAACTTGGTAAGAAGACATATTGACAACTCTAATGCTATCTTTATATTCTTTACTAACTGTATTTTTCTTATTTGAACTCATTATATTATGTATGTGTTATCATCTACTATACTATAAGGCTTGTATATTGTGCCATTACCTATCTCGTGTTTCTCAGTTACTCTTTCTGAAGCAGTCTGAGATGTTACATATATCTTATCTCTATACCAAAGCTCACTATCTTTAGTTATCTCTAAATAATAAGTAGAGTCCTCTTCAAGTATTGTTGATTGAAAAGTAACTTCAGTAAAGTTTACTATATTGCTTAAAGTAGCATTTGTTATAGATTCTTCTTTACCATCTCCATCTCTTCTTATATTTAAAACGAATACTCCTGACAAGTTTGAACTTCTCGGTGCAATCGTAATTGTTTTATCTCCTGATGTCGGTTGTAATATTAACATACTATGATAACTAAATAATTTATTTTTGTTTTATTTAATAAAAAAACCCCACCAAAATGGTAGGGTTTA